AGTAGTTATAGAATTATTAACACCAGTAGATGTAATAGGATCACAAGTTAATATTTTAATAAATAGTGTTACAGAAGATATAAAAACAGATGCTTTTGTTACTGGATCTCAATTGAATGTATTACAAACTGGAGTAACAACTACAGCTGATGCTGGTGTTGATACCACGGGTGTTCAAATTAATACTTTAATAGGAGATGAATCTGTAACAGGTGACGCTAATATAAATATCACAGGTTCTCAGATAAATACACTTATATCATCAGTAATAGCTAATGCTGATAGTAATTTATCAGTTACAGGATCTCAAATAAATTTAGACGAAGGTTCAGTCACAACAGACATTCAACCTGATGCAGGTTGGGGTAATAATGCTTGGGGAATTGTGCCTTGGGGTGAAGAAGATGATGTTATTGCAACAGTTACTGGTAGCCAAATAAATATTACAGTAGGTAATGAAGATGCGATAGCGGACGCAAATGTCACAGTAATAGGATCTCAAATAAATCTTGATGTAGGGGATGTTGATATTGCTGCAGATGGAAATATTTCCGTAAATGTTGCTGAACATACATTATTAATTTCAACAAATTCAGTTAATATTATTGGAACTGCAAATGTAGACTTAACAGGATCTCAAGTTAACTTTACTGTAGGACAAGTTGAAGCTTTTCAAAACACACCTGTAGACGTTACAGGAACACAAATTAATGTTTTAATAGGAAATGAAGATACTAGTGCTGGAGCTAATGTTAATGTTACCGGCTCTCAAATTAACTTTAATACAGGTCAAGTTACAATTGCCTTTGGATATGATGTATCCGGATCTCAAATAAACTTAATAGCAGGACAAGCAACAACCACTGGAAATGCTACAGTAAATGTGACTGGAATACGCTTGAATACTACAGTAGGATCTGTTAATATTACGGCGTGGGCAGAAGTACAAACAGGGGCTAATAATATTTGGACTCCAGTTGACTTAGCTGCTTAAATGTATTATTTAAACAAAATATAGGAGCATAAATGGCATCAAGTTACTCTACAGACCTCAAGATAGAATTAATGGTCACTGGCGAAAATGCTGGTACCTGGGGTGATAAAACTAATGATAATTTAAACGTAATTCAACAAGCTATTGCTGGATACGGAGAACAAAGTATAGCTGGTGGTGCTCAAACTACAGCTTTAACAATTGCAAATTCACCAACATTATCTGTTGCAAGAAATATCGTAATAAAATTAACAGGAACAATTTCAGGAAACCAAATAGTTACAGTTCCTAATGGAATTGAAAAAACTTGGATTGTATCAAATGGTACAACAGGTGCTTTTACAGTAGAATTTAAAACAGTTAGTGGAACAGGTACTACTTGGTCTGCAACTGATAAAGCAATTAAAATATTATACTCAGACGGAACAAACATTAACGCAGTTGATATTACTACATTATCTGGAACAGTTGCTTCTGCACAAATCGCAGATCTAGCAGTAACATCTGCTAAACTTGCATCCTTCGCAGTAACTTCAGCAAGACTTGCATCATTCGCAGTTACAACTGCAAAACTTGCAACAAATGCAGTTACAGCAATTAAAATTACACAATCAACAATTACACAATCAAAACTAGCAGCAAACTCAGTTGGAGCAAATCAATTAATATCGACTGGTGTTACAGCAGCTTCATATACATCGGCTTCAATTACAGTTGATGCTGATGGTCGTATTACTGCTGCATCTTCTGGATCAGCTGGAGCTGGAATGGCAATACCTACTTTATATTCTATTGGACCTGCTTCTGGAACATATACTGCATCACCAGGAGCAAATAGACTAGGTGTTTATATGCAAGCTGGTGGAGGTGGATCTGGAGGTACTGGATCTGAAGCCGCAAATGCACCAGGAGGCAATGGAGGTTTTGGATTTTATAATAAACCAATTACTCAGCCTTTTGCTCAACCATATTCAGTTGGAGCAGGAGGCAATGGAGGACCTGCTTTTGGAGCTGGAAATACAGGGGGAGCTACTAACTTTACTAATGTAGGAAGTGTTAATGGTGGGGCATCAAGTAATGCTGGTCCTACAGGAACTGCAGGAACTCCAGGAAATGCTCCAGGTGCTTCGTTTACTTATAATAGAGTTGGTTTTGTTACAGCTTTCACTCCTAATGCTGCTCCAGCTTCAAGTAGACAAGGGATGGATCCTCCTCAACCTAATAATGGTAATGCCGGATCTGGTGGGGCGTTAGTTGTTTTTGAAAACACAGGTACATAAAATGTCATATTTTATTTTTATAAAAAATTCTGATAATATTGAAGGAAGTATTTATCGTATCGCAGAAAATGAAAATGATTTGAATAATTTAAATATCATTAAATCAGACTATAAAATAATAGAGGATAGTATTACTAATTTTAATTTAGTTAAATTAAGAAATAAAAGAATTGTAAAATATAATGAAAATTTAATTACTTACGCAGAAGACAACTATTCTTTTCTTAATAAAGAACATTTAAAAATTTTTTTAGACGATTACCAAAAACCAATGAATGCCTTTTTAAATAATAATCCTAATCATCCATTATATAACCTTTGGAATAATTATTTAACTCAAATAAAAAACTTAAATTTAGATAATATTACTTATCCCTTAAATAAATCATTAGAACAATATTTTAATGATTTAGGACAACCTTCATTAAATATTTTACAACTTCCTTAAAAAATGCTATAAAATTAGCATGTTCGATAAAGAAATAGAGTTTAGTGCTCATGAAGATTATTTTGCATTAAAAGAAGATTATCCAATACCTGCAAAATTAAACATACCTGAATGGTATAAAAAGTTAGAACATACATTTAATAATAGAACTGTTAAAGGATGTATGCCTTTTTTAGATTCTTTAACTGCTGGTTATATTTTAAAAATGCCTCAAGATTTTTATGTTCGTCATAATGTAATTAATAAAAATGAAAAAGGAGAAGAATTTAGAGATTCTTTTCAAACTTTTGGACTTCATAATCAAGCACAACTGTTGCATGCAAAAAGTTTAAATTTAAATTCAGAAATAGATATTCATCAATTATTTCAATTAAAAGGATCTCCGTATATTGAAAAAAATAAAAACTTACCTTTTTATAAAATAATAAATCCTTGGAAAATTAAAACACCAAAAGGTTATTCATGTTTGTTCGTCCCCCCTTTTCATAATACCGATGATAGATTTTCAATAATACCAGGAATTGTAGATACCGACAATTTTCCAGATGAAATTAATTTTCCAATAGTTTTTAATGGAGATAAATATCCTGTTTTAGAAACATTAATTAAAAAAGGAACTTCTTATGTGCAAATAATTCCTTTTAAAAGAGATTCTTGGAAAATGAAAATAAAACCAAGAATAAAAAAAGAAATACAAAACTCTAGACTTTTTTTTGGATTAAAAATATTAAATATATATAAAGATAAATATTGGAATAAAAAATTATGGAAATAAAAAATTTTATAAAAATATTTGATGAAGCATTGCCTTGGGATGCAGTTTCTAATTTAATTAGATTTGCAAATACTTCTGAGTTTGCTAAAACACAAGTTGGAAGTGGTGAAAAAGCAGTGACTAATTTTAATATAAGAAGAACGTATACACTACCCTTATCTAATTTAAATAAGTCCATGTCCAATGTACACTGGTTTAATTTATTGCATTTTTATTTTAATAGAAATTTAACTCAATATAAACATGAAGCTAATATTATAGATTATGAATATAGAAATATTTTTGATATAGAAATTTTAAAATATGAAAACACTGGTTTTTATACTTGGCATGTAGATCATTTTGCATCTATTCCAAGAACAATGAGTTGTATATTATTATTAAATAATGATTATGAAGGTGGAAATCTTTGTTTTAGAAATCCAGATGGATCTGGAGAATGGGAAGTGGAAGTTAAACCAAATAGAATGATTATTTGGCCAAGTAATTTTTTATATCCACATACAGTTAAACCAGTGACAAAAGGGAAAAGATATTCAGTTGTAGCATGGGCATTATAGAATGAATAACATTAAAAATTTCAAATATAAATTAATAAAAAACTTTTTAACTAAAGAAGAAATAAAATTATTAACTGACTATTGTAGAATTAAACATAGAACAAATTTTGATTCATTTGATTTTGTGCAAAATAATAATGGGGATACTTATTTTTACGCAGATCCATTAATGGAGTCTCTAATGGTAAATAAATTAGAACTTATGGAAAAAGAAACTGGTTTAGAATTACTTCCTACTTATGCATTTTGGAGAATGTACACATTAAACGCTGATTTGAAAAAACATAAAGATCGACCAGCTTGTGAAATAAGTGTAACCGTAATGATTGGATCTGATGGAACACCTTGGCCAATATATATGGATGGAACAGAAATAAACATGGAACCCGGAGATGCTGCAATATATTTAGGATGCGAAGTAGAGCATTGGAGAGAAGAATTTAAAGGAGATTGGCATGCACAAACATTTTTACATTATGTAGACAAAAATGGTTCTAACAAAGAATGGTTTAAAGATAAAAGACCTATGTATGGAATTCAAAAATGAATTTTAATTTAATAGTAAAAGAATTAACTTTAGACACATTTGTTTTAATTGGAAAAATAAATAATCAAAAAATTGTAAATAATTTAATAGAATTTGTTAAAAATAATGAAGATAAAGAGTTAAGTCATAAAACAAGTGTGACTGGAAAATTTACTGGTTTTGATTCTTTAATTAACAATAAAGATTTTCTTGAATTTATAAGTTTAATAAAAAATGAAATTAAAGTAATAAACTCTGAACAAAGTTTTTTTATAAAAGACGCTTGGGGTAATTTATGTAATCATAATGAAGAAGTTAAAGAACACAATCACCCTGGCACTAATGGTTTTTGTGGTATTTTATATCTAACTAAAGGTGGTCCTGGAACATATTTTAAAGAATATGATTTAACTATTGAAGAAGAAATTGGAAAGTTTGTATTATTTAATCCATTATTATACCATAGTGTAAAAAAAATAGAAAAAAATATGGAAAGAGTAACTATTGCTTTTAACGTACAAAATGTTAAATCTTGGGAAGATACTTCAAATTATAAAAATAAAGTAATAATTTAATGAAATTTAAACAATACGAAAACGGATCTTGTGATATAGAGTTTTCTTTTAAAGAAAGATTATTAATCTTAAGAAAAGGAAAACTACATTTATCTGATGAAATGTTAAAACATTTTGGTAATAGTCTTGTAAAAATAGTTATAGATTGGCAAACAAAATTTAAAGAAGATGTTGCTAATAAACAATCTTTTACAGACACTAAAATAGAGGGTAAATAACTCTATATTTCAACTTGGCTCAATATAAGGTATAATGATATATGCCTTTAAAAAAAATACCCGTAGCTCCAGGCTTTGATAAACAAGATACAGCATCCCAAGCAGAAGGTCGCTGGATTGATGGTGATAATGTACGCTTTCGTTATGGAAACCCTGAAAAAATAGGGGGTTGGTCAGAGATATTAGCAGACACATTAGTAGGCGCTGCTAGAAATCAATGGATATGGGCAGATTTAGACGGTAATAGATATGCTGCAATAGGTACTAATAAAGTATTAGCTATTTATTTTGAAGGCGCATTTTATGATATTACACCATTAGATACAGCCTTAGCTTCATGTTCATTTAGTACAACCTTAGGATCAGCCACAGTTACAGTTAATAAAGCAGGACACGGATTATCAGTTGGTAGAATTGTGAGATTTACTTTTGGAACACCCCCTACAGGTTTTTCAGCGGCTAATTTTACAAATGCTTTTGAAGTTAAAACAACACCTACATCAGGTACATTCACAATTACAATGCCAGTAGTTTCATCCGCAACAGGAACTTCAGGAACAGCAACGTGCAATCCTTATTATGATTTTGGTCCATTTGGTCAAACTTATGGATATGGTTATGGTACATTTAACTGGGGTGGTTTTAGTTCAACAGTTACTCAAACTGCAATTAATGTTATGGGGGGAATAAATAATTCTACTGCAACTATAGTAGTTGATTCTACAGCAGGCTTTGCTACAACAGGTACAATATTAATAGACTCAGAATTAATTACTTATTCTGGTAAAACATCTACAGATTTTACAGGCTGTAGTAGAGGAGCAGAAGGCACAGCCGCAGCAGCTCACGCAGATAATGCAGTTGTATACGATGCAACAACTTTCGTTGGTTGGGGTGAAGCATCTCAAGTGCAAACTGCAATAAGATTAGATCCTGCAAACTGGTCATTAGATAACTTTGGTCAAATATTAATAGCAACAATGCACAATGGTCCTACATTTACTTGGGATCCCTCAGCTGCAGATGCATTACAAACAAGAGCAGTTATTAATGCTTCTATGCCTCAAACTTCTGTTATGACTATAGTATCAGATAGAGATAGACACTTAATACATCTTGGAACTAATGAGACATTACCAGGTGGCCCACAAGATAAAATGCTTATAAGATTTTCAGATCAAGAAGACTTTAATGTTTACGCTCCAACATCAACAAATACTGCAGGTACATTTAGATTAGATGCTGGAACTAAAATAGTAGCAGCAGTTAGAGCAAAAGATTATATATTAATACTTACAGATGATGCTGCTTATTCAATGCAATTTGTGGGACCGCCTTTTACATTTAGTATTAGAAAAGTTGGATCTAATTGTGGATGTCTTGGTCAACATGCAGTGGTCTTTGCAG